CGGTGTGAAAAATGCTGCTGCTGAATTTTTATCTTCGATACTATTATAGTATTCTATTAGGGTTAGACTAGAGGACCTCATTAAATTAGTCCCAACTAAACTATTATTTTCTTTTAATCTATTATATAAAGCCATTTTTTTATTTTTTTTATTTATTATGCGTATGCGCCACCACCTTTACCATCTAATCTGGCTTTCATAACCTTTAATTTAGTTGGCCACTGTTCAACTAAAGCTTGTTTTTTCATTTCTTTAGTAAACCTTTTTGGTTTAAATTTATAAGGTACTTTTTCTCTTTCTTCCAATCCTTTTGGTGGTAATTTTTCGTTAAGTGTTTCGTAACCATCAAAATCAACCATAACGTTTACTTCTCTATCACCAAACTCTTTTCTCTCTTCTTCAGCCATATAGAAAAGAGCTGATTCATTACCTTCTAGTTTTCTAGATACTGTTTTTGTCTTACCTTCGACCTCTGCTGACATTGTCATTTCTCCCGTAACATCAAGTAAAGCTTTTTGGGTCCTTGGTTCAACAACCTCCCCAACCAAATCATCTACTTTAAAACCTTCTTTAGGTTCCTCTTTGGATTCATCTTTAAATTCTGGCATTTTATTTTTTTTTTATCTTTTTATTATAAACTTATTTGTTCATATATAAATATCAGTATATTACTTAAAATTTATATAAAACAAAAAAAAAGGGGAACCTAAGTTCCCCTCTCCTTATTATAAGATTTTATTATCTTAATTCTCTAACATCAAATGTACGTAATCCGTCAACTCTGATTGTTCCGTAGAAACGGTTGTTAACCATTTTCTTAGCGTAACGTGTCATGATACCTTTTACAGGTACGAAGTTGAATGGGTTATACATTGTAGGAGTCAATTGTAATGGAACGTAAGGTGCGTAAATGTACCCAGTATCCAATAATGACTTACCTTTATGTCCAATAATGATTGAGTTAGCTGGCGTAAGGGTCTCTGTATACAGTATATCTACCTGATAAAGAACCTACTCTCTCAATACCCATGTTATATTGGTCTTGTTCCGGAGAAGCGTTAGAAACGTGGAAGTACTCAAGGTCATCCATTACAGCTGATACCTCAGAAGATACTACTACGAAGTTAGCTCCACCTCTTAATGTAGATTTATGGATTTGTGCTGAAATTTGGTTAATTGCCGTAATCAACGTTTGGTTCCAATCTTTTTGAGTGTAACCGTTGTTGTTAGGTAATCTTTTCCAACCATCATAATCCCATCTTAATGTCCAAGCCGCACCTGTTCTTAAGTCTCTTAAGATTTCACGGTCAATTTCCGCTGCAACTTGTTCAGAAAGTAATGCTGTTAATTCAGCTTCTGCATCAATGTTATGGAACGCTGATACATCTTGTGCTAACTCAGGAGTCCAAGTAGCTCTTAATTTTCTCTCAGTAACAGAAACAGTAACAGAATCAAGTTCGAAAGAAACTTCACCCATTGCTGATTCAAGTTCTAAGTCTGCGTATTGTCTGTAAGTAACTGCGAATGAAGTACCACCTAAGTCAGCAACACCTGCTCCAGATACGATAGAACCAGTAGCACCAGAAGCAGCTCCGATGTAACCATCGAATGTTCCGTCACCACAAGTAACACATACTGGGTGTGTTAAATCAACTTCAAGGTAAATACAACCATCAGCTGTACAGATATCACCGTAATTAACGATACCTTTACCATATCTTTGAGTAACAACTCTTACTGGTACTTCGTCACCACTAGTAGCGATTACTTGACCATCTTTATCAACAACATTTCCTGTTGGAGTAACTTGTAATGATGCTAAGAAAGCTTCAGTATCCATTTCATTTCCATCAGGACCTAAAAGTCTACCAGCTCCAGTATCAGTGAAGTTACATAATTTTAAGATTTGTGTTCTGATTGAACCGTCACCAGCTGCTGCAGAAACACCATCACCAAATTCACTAGTAGAACCAGTTGAACAAGCTGACCAGATAACTGGAGTAGCGTTAGCAACAACTAAAGTGATTTCACCTTTTGATTGGTCAAACATACCATCATTGTAGAATCTATCATAAAGATTCTTAGCACAATCAGAGTAAGTTGTAGTATCACAACCAGCATCTAAACATGTAGTAACGAAAGGTTCACCATGTTTTGCTGTCCCACCGTTAGCACCGTTTGTAAAGTTAGCGTCTTCAATTCTATCAGACACTTTAGGTACAAAGTAAAATAATTTACCGATTGGTAAGTTTAATGCTTGTACAGAAACGATATCGTTTGCTAATAATTTAGAGAATACTCTTCTTACGATTGGGAAAACAACTGTTTCGAAAGAACCAGCTGAAGCTCCACCTGCAGTAGCAGTAGTCTCAGTAATAAGAGAAGAAGCAGTGTTTTCATATAACAATGCGATGTTTTCTCTTACGTGACCATTTAATCCTTCTAAGAATCCTAGGTCATTCCATTTAGATACAGTTGCTTCACGAACAGCTTTTTGGTGCTTAAGTCCGATTTGTCCAACCTCTCCAGATTTTAATAAATAACTCATTTTTTTTTGTTTTTATATTTTCTTAATTTTTGTAATTGTAGTTCCAAAGTCTTTTCATTTCTTTAAACTCAGGATTTACATATACATTAGACTCAGTTATTTGTGCTGAACCACTTCCTTTTGTTTCGTTAAACTTTTCCTCAATAGTCTCCTTAATGGGAGCTTTTGTAGTAGAAATTTCTTTCACTAAACTTTTGTAAGTATTTTTAGACTCCTTAAGGGACTTAACTTCATCAAATCTTTTGATGACATCTAATTTTTCGTTTTTCGTTGTAGTGTGTTCTGTAAACAATCTAACTGTGTATGTAAGGTTACTGTTAAAAACAGCGACCTCATTTAATTTATTTCTAAACTGTTTTAAGGCATCGACCATATTGTTATAGTCTTCTTTTAATGTCTCGTTTTCAGTTTTTATAGAACTAACTTCACCTTTAAGGGTGTCGTTTTCTTTAATCAACTTTAAGAACTTTGGTTTTTTAGACTCATTTCTAACACCTGGTCTCTCTAAAGATTTAGGGAAACTATCTGGTCTTAGTCTTTGTCTTCTACCGTTAGAGAAGTTTCTTGTAGAGTTTTCTTCAATTTCATCATCTACAACAACATCACCTTCACCATCTTCTAGTTCTAGTTCAGCCGCTGTTGGGATAAATTTTGCTAAATCTTCCATGTGGTCTTCACCCATGTGGTCTTCACCCATGTAGTCTTCACCCATGTCATCATCCATGTGAATTTCATAAATAACACCTTCAGACATATCATCATCCATGTCTTCCATGTCTTCCATGTCTTCCATGTCATCCATGTCTTCCATGTCTTCCATGTCTTCCATGTCTTCCATGTCTTCCATGTCTTCCATGTCTTCAGAATCCATTTCTAAATCCACCATTTCAATTTCTTCAGATTCATCCTCTTCTTCAGCTTCTTCTTCAGCTTCTTCACCACCAAGTTCAATTCTATACTCAGCACCGGTTTCGTTATCCTTGATATCGATATTTTCACCATCTTGAACCACTTCGATTTCGTCTTCTGGGCTCATCTTTTTGAACACATTAACTACATCAGTGTCTTCAGCGTCAGTTAAATCAATAACATCCATCTCAAGTTCTTCATCATCATCAAGTTCCATTTCCACTTCATCAGTGTCCATTTCCTCATCACCTAATTCTAGGTCGTCACCAGCTTCTAAGCCGGCCTCATCAGAGTCAACTAACTCTAACTCAACATTCTCTTCATCTTCGTCTTCATTTAAACCATTTGAACCTTCTAAAGATTCCTTTACCATTTCTTCAATTTCTGTACTCATTGTGTGAGACAGTATTTCTTTTGCGTTGGCTTTGAAAGCTTTGTCTATGTTTTCCGCTTCCATGAAGGCTTCATCGATTAGAGACTTTCCTGTTTCTGCCATTTTTCTTTTTTTTTAAAAAATATTTTTATTTTATAAAATAGCGCATTAGTGCGCCGTTTTCAAATAAATATGTTTTAGATGTGGAAAAAGTCATATTTAATTATAGTATATTACTTTTTTTAGTGATATTTATGTTTATATGACGTATTCAATGAAAAATATAGTGAGTCAGATTATAGAATCGGAGGTCAATAATCCCCAATTAAACTCAAAAAACAACGATTTAGATACTATAAATGACTTAAAGTGTGGAATAGAAAAGAAACTTTCTAATGTGTATATGGCTGTAACTGGGAATGAATTAAATTTACCTAAAATTAGGATTGAGATAGATGATTCTATTAAAAAAGGTAAAATAGCGGGTTATAATCATCCACAAAATGGAAAACCAGGTGTTATGGGTATAAAATCAAAAGCATTAGATGATATGGAATATTTGAAGTGGGTAATTGTACACGAATTAATACACGCATCAGTAGGTGAAGACTCACCAAGTCATGAAGAACATAGTGGTTTATTCAAAAAATTAGCAGACGCTATGGGATTACCAAAAAAATACCAAGATTAGTTATGTGGGACTTCAGTAAAGGATATAGAATATTTCAATCAAATACACCAGGAAGTTTTAAAGTAATGGCTTATTTTAAAAATAAATGGGTAAAAAGTGGTTGGAAAGAATTATATTTAACCCAAAACTTAATAGCCTCTGATGTCATATTTGAAGTAGATAATGTTATGAAAAAAAGATTTTTTAGATATAAAACATTTCACGCTTTTGCTTTAGCTAAAAAAATTGAAGTAGTTGGCCTTTCCGATTTGGAGAGTATTGATACATCTGATTATAGAGGGGTGACTTACAACCCAAAAAAGTTTCACCACTTCATAGACATCGAAACTGATAAACCAATATTAAAAGCTTCATCCGTGATAATGTCTTTGGGTAAAATTAAATACAAATAATTTGACAAAAAAAAAAGACCCATTTCTGAGTCTTTAAATAATTTAGATATTATTTTACTATGCTGGAACAGCAACTCTAATAACATCCTCAATTGGTGATTTAACTGCTGAAACAATTTGATAATCTAAAACCGTACCATCTAAGTACTTATGTGTTCTAGCTTCAGCTTCAGTACAAGTCATTGAATCAACAAGATATTGTGTTTTAATTTTTTTTGATTTCCCAGTATCTTCATTAACTGAATCGAATTCAACTTTAACTAGGAAGTAGTGTGTCATTTGGTCATCCATATTTTTTTATTTTTTAAATTAATTATGGATTAATAATAAGAATAATAAATTTATTTGTGAATACCTTTTTCTAATTAAATCCGAATGAAGACATTCTTGATTGGAACATTTGACTACTTTTAATTAAGGTATCACCATATTCTTTCATTTTAGGTAACACATCCATTAGTAATTTTTTAAGTTCTTCGGTATATTGTTTTGGGGTATAGGTGGATATTAAACCAGATATTAATCTAGCTCTTTTAAGGAAAGTTTTTAAATCTTTAATATAATTCTTACCCATCATTAAAACATCATCTTCTGTAAAGTCAGCTAAAGCCTTTTTAGTTACATCAATAGTCTCATTAATGACACCATCCAAAACTTCCATAATTTCTTTAGAAGCTTTGAATTTATCACCACCAGGATTATCTTCACTAATTAATAGATTAGCTAAATCAGTTATAACATTCATAAGTTTATTATATGAACCACTTAACATACCCATAGTAGCACCAGCATGAGTACCCATAATTGTTGGGTCATCATAACCACCCACTTCTTTAAGTAGTTCTTCTTTTATGATTCTACGAATGTTCACTAAGATTATTTTGGGTCGTAACCAGATTTTTGTAATTGTTGTTTAGCTTTATTAACTAAGTTCATATCAACACCAAACTTCATAATCATAGCCGCTATTAATCCAGCTTTCTCAATATTATTATTAATTCTTCTAGTTGCTGATTTACCTGCAGCTCTACCAAAAAATTGTGTATCCATTACTTCCATAAAATTTTGAACATCTTTAATATTGATAGTTGGTTCACCACCTTGATTCTCATCTTCTTCTTTGATAATTCTCTTAACTAAGTTTTCGATATCAGACTCGTTTAATTTAATTACTTTTTTCATTTTTAATATTTTTTAAATGCTGCTTGCTTTATTTGCTTGCTGCCAGCAATATATTATTAAATATAAGCTATGCTTATTTTTTTTATTATTCTTCTACACCCCCTTTTGGTAGATAGTCGAACATTTTATCACCGTATATTTTATACAATCTTTTAATTACCGCCTCTGGGTTCTTTCTTAAATATCTAAGTACCATTGGTGGAATATCTTTATAATACTTACCAAATACAGAACTTACTTCTGTTTCTTTTGGTGAAGCAGTATAATTACGTCTGTTTCTAGCCCCAGTCATTTCCCAGTCTGGACCATCAGTTCTATCAGCTTCACTTAGTTTTTCTTCTTTAATTACTTTTTTAACTAAGTTCTCCAACATCTCTTCATTTAATTTAATCACTTTTTTCATAATAAAAATTTATTTAAACTGTCTAATAAATCTGAATCATCTTCAGATATTAATTTATTTTTTTCTTTTTTAGTAGATTCCATGTATGGTTGTAAATCCTTCTCATTGGTTGAAATCCAAGAACCAGGTGTCGAAGGTGATGTAACAATATCCCAACAAATTAATTCGAAGTCATCTTGTACAATATTTTTACCACTTTCACTTTTAAGTGAACCAACCCCTCTAGAGGATATACCAACAGTCCACCCTTTTCTAATCATATTAAGAACTTTATCACCAACGGATGATATAATACCCATCTTGTGATAACCTGGTGTAGTATCTAATTCCATTTTACCCATTAAAGTTCTACCATTCCACCATATCTCTGTAATCATGTGTGAAACACGGTCAGCGTCAATAATAGAAGATTCTGGATGATTTAATTCACCTAAAGAAGTACCCATATCAATAAACTCTTGATATCTTTTAGCTTCTCTTTTTAATATATCTTCAGGATATACTCTACCATTTTTATTTTCTACACCCCATTTCTGAAGTACAGCGTAAATTTCTATCTTATCGGGTAAAGTACCATCTAGACCTAGATTTGTACCAGACTTAAATTCTTTAATCAAATTAGAGTTAGAACATACCCCATCTTGGCAGGTTAATTCTGGTGAAATAAAACCAGAGTCATACTCCACTAAAAACCCATACCCAGATTCATTTGGTTTTAATATTCTCATATCTATAATCTTTTTTATTATAAATATGTTATAAACACAAAAAAGGGGGTTAACACCCCCTTTATTATTTAATCAGTCTGAGGACCTTCACCCTCTAACCACCTTTCCTTCTCAACCAAGTCTTCTTTACTCTCCTTGGTTTTATTTTTTTTAAACATTAGTTTTCTTTTTATAAAATCTAAAATTCTCATCTTTTTCAAAAACATCCTTAATTATTTTATTAGATACTTCTTCTAAAATGGGTTTCATTTTATCAGAGTTTATTGGCAATAATGGTTCTCTTTTAAAAAGAGTCATTTCTACTGACATAAAACTTTTCTTACCAAAGTTTACACCAGAAGACGCCATATTAAAATCAACTATTGATTTTGTTTTATAAAACCTTTCATTATCTAAAACCTCAAATAACTTTCTTTTTACTCTTTTAGACCTCCTTTTAATGATTGATTCATAATCCTCGATACCATCCTCAGTTGGTTTTCCCCAAGCCGATATTTGTATATAAACAGATTTAGGGTTTTTATTGTCTACTGTACCTGAAATTACATTATATTGATAAGGTGTCTCTATCTTCATTTCTTTACCTCTTTTCATTTAAAAAATTAGTTAACTCTCGTAGGTTACTTAACCTCGTTATACAAATTTTTAACATATTTATTTTAATTAAAATTTGTTAATCACAATTTCTTTTTGATTTATTCTCTTGTGATTTTATTAATTATAAGAAATATATATGACAAAAAAAAGCCCTCATTAAATTGAGAGCTTTTTTAATAAGTTAGATTTACAATATCTGTTTACCACTATCATCTTTTTTGTTAGTGGTCATAATTTTCATTACGTCTATAAATTTCCCACCAAAAACGTACCCACCAAATAACACCATCGCGTATTTAAGAGCTTCAATAATAATTTTATACTTATCCATATCAATATCTTCACCTTTACTATCTTTATGGAAACCAACTGTCATCATAACACCTAATGTTATGAAATAAACTAATACAGAAATAAATAGATAAACTCTACCTTGTGACCATTTTCCATTTTCTTTTAACATATCTTTAAACATCTTTCAAAACTTTTAATTTATTTGTTATACTACCTCCAACTCTCTAAATAACCTGGCATTTTAATTACATCCAAAGTTAATTTATCTAGAATTTTATTAGATAATTTCTTTTGTTTTTTCACGAAATCAATTCTTAAAATACCCACCGCTCTACTATTTAAATCTATAATAGACCATTGATATGTGGACTCTACACCATCATCTATTAAATAAACCTTACATAGTGATTCTGGATATTTATCTAAAGTAGGGTAAAAGGCTGATTTACTATCCATTAAAGGTTTTAATGTCGATATACAAGCTGACACTGGTATTGCTTGTCTTTCTGTTTGAACTCTAGAAGTACCATTAGATACAACCTCATAAGACATAGACATCTTTTGCATTGATTTACCCGAGTAAAACTCACCACCATTATGGAATGAATAAATAGAAACTCTATCGGCCTCTATATCATCTAGAATATCTTCTAATTTATTTAATAACTCTAAATCTTCATAAACACATTTATTAATTGGGCAATCATCACCTTTTTTCTTTTTTTCTAAAATATGTTTATATTTGATTGTAGCTAGTGTACCTAAAACACTAATAACTGATATTATTACTGGTATTAATATTTCCAACATGATTACTTATATTAATTATTTAAGAATTTAAATTCTTTTTTAACTCGTATAACTTCAACACTTTACTACTGAAATTTCCGTTATTCTCCGTCATCTTATAAACAACGTCTTTGGTTTCCAGTAATTTTTCCTTAATATTAATATTTTGACCTTCAGTCTCTAAATGTGTATTAATAAGATTTACTGTTTCCTTAACCAATGTAGATACCAATTCCTTGGTTTTATCTTCATTGTCTTCACGTAAAACTTTTAATATTTCTTTTTCTTCTTCAGTTAACGAACTTTTATATTTATCGTTAAACTTACTTACAGCTATTTCTAAAAATTTATTAGGGTCAATATTTTCCCTAACATATTTCTTATCATTAGACTCTTCGTTAACATCTTTATCAGACATTAACCAAGAAATGATTTCTGTTTTAGATTCTTGTAATTTATCTATTGTTGAAACAGTTTTTTTTGTAGTGATTAAGTCCTCAATTGACTTATGTAATTTTTTAGTTTTTAAATTTTCTAACTCTATATTAGACTCTTTTAATAAAGAAACTAGTTTTTTAGATTCTTCTTTTAGTGATTCATTTCCTTTTAATTTACTCAAAAAAGAAATATTTTCTTTTAGATAATCACTAGCGTTAGATTCACTTTTAATGGTTTTAGACTCAAGGTTCTTAAAAACAATAAAAGCTGTTTTTAAGGTTTCACTCTCTTTGAGTACTTTTATGAAATTTTTATATAAAATTTTCCCTGTAGTATCATCGGTTGTATAAGACTCAATTAATCTTTCTACAAATATATCTTTTAATGTACCAAAATTCATAATTATAATTTATTAATAAATATGCCTTAATCAGTAAGTATTTCACTATCCTCACTATTAATTAAATTATCAATACCCTCAGTCATCATGAAAATATCCTCATTCTTTCTTTTACCCTCTAATAATAACCTATCTATAGTGTCTTCATCACCCCTAAAACTTTCACCGAATCCTCCAGCATCATCTCCTCCAGCATCATCTCCGAATCCACCTCCAGAATCATCTCCGAATCCACCACCTGTGTCTCCACCGAATCCACCACCTGTGTCTCCACCGAATCCACCAGCATCATCTCCACCAGCATCTCCACCAGCATCTCCACCAGAAGTGTCTGTTACAATTTCACCATATAATTTATCAACCTTTTTAAAGAATCCAGTATTTTTAATTACATTAGGTGTTTGCTCTAACTCAGCTGATGCAGCCTTTTCTAATCTCTGTTGTTCTAAATCTAATTTAATTTCATCTTCAGACCAATTAAATATATTTTTCTTAGCCCAAGTATGTGACGTTGGTGCTATACCACCATCAACTCCAGCAACTAAATCTTTGTATAATAGAACTTTTTCTTTCCATTGTTCTACTTTTAACATCTCACCTTGTGTTGATGGGTTATTTAAAGTTAATTTAAAGTTGTTTAGTTCATCATGGAACCCTAGTATGTATAAATGAATAATAGCTATCTTATTTAATTCTTGAATCATCGCCTGTTGGATTCTGTTAATAGTTCTAGCAAATCTGATATCCATTAAAGCTAAGTTCTTACCTTCACCAGTTGGTTCCTCAAATCCTAAGAAAGTTTTAGGAACTCTAAGTGCTGTAACCATTTTTCTTTGAATAAATTGTATATCAGCTATTTGGTCTAAGTTAGAAGCTCCAGGTAATGTTTCTATTGGCATTGAAGCGTTAGGGTCTCTAACTGGTACAAAGTAATCTTGGTCAACAGCTAATGTGTTATATCTGACATCTGATTGACCTGTCTGTTGGTCGGTTTGTTGTGTTCTTTTAAATTTATTAGCCACTTTTTGAACATACGATTCAACATCCTCATCATCGATATTACCAACATAAACTTTAAATACTCTCCTTTCTGGTGCTCTAGTTACACGATAAACTAACATCGCGTCTTCAGCTAGTAATAGTTGTTTCCATATACGTCTAACTTTTTCTAAAACAGAAGTACCATAAGGTATTTTTCTATCATCACCTAAAAGTCTAAAGTGACCAATCTCCCAAGCGTTAAATTCTAACGTCTTGTCTCGCCAAACGAAACTAACCTCTCTCTTCTTAGTATCACCAGACTCATCCATTTCTAAACCTTGTTGTTGGTATGGGAATAAACCAGTTTCTTTTCTTTCTATATCTATATTAGTTAATTGACTAGCACCAACTAT